AATGTCGGCCGCTGCCGAGTGGAGGAGCGTCAGGCCGGAGGCCATCTAAGCCACTTCCACGAGGAAGCCATCGATGACGAGCATCCCTTCGACGTCTATCGGCATCGCGAACAGCGTCTGCTGATTGGCAGGCGCGACGAACTCGTCACCCTCGGCAATGAAGAGCGGCACGCCTGCAGCGTTACCGCCGCCCGACGAGCCGGACGACGACCCGCTCGAGATGCCGCCGAAGAACCCGCCACTCTGGCCGGCCGGGCCGCGCAGGTTCTCGCTCCACGGACCCCACACGAGCGACCCATCAGGTCCGGGCTTTTCGAACCGCAGCTGGACTTGCCCGCCTTGGAAGCGCCACTCGTGCCGGGGCGCTGGACCGACTTCGCCTTCTGGACCTTCAGGACCGGCCGGGCCGCGGTCGCCGCGTGGGCCGGGTGGTCCGATCGGACCTTGAGTGCCTGGCGCACCCGGCGCTCCGTCCTTGCCGCGAATCCCCGGAAGGCCCGGCGTACCCTGCGGTCCACGCGCGCCAGGTAAACCGTCTCGACCGTCTCGTCCATGCTTCCCATGGCGACCGTGCAAGACGTCATCAGGCAATGGCCGCCGCCGTGAATCGCATCGTGATCGCGTCTGCGAACGACTTCACGTCATCCGGCGGATCCGGAGGAATCAGCGCCGTCGCCGCGCGCGTGACCGCCTTCTCGACCATCGCCTCGACCTGCGCCGGCTCGACGCTTGTCCCGTCGCGGCCATCGCGGCCATCGGCACCAGGCGCGCCGTCCTTCGGCGCCGGCAGCGCGGCGACCAGCTTCTCGATGAGCGGCGTCACGTCCTCGACCGTCAGCGCGCCGCCGCCGGCGCGCGCGAGCGCGGCCATGATGTCCAGCGTGAGCGCCGCCCGCGCCTCCTGCACCGCGGCGCTGACGAAGTCCTTCGTCGGCAGCGCAGCGAGCCCCGTCTCGAGCGCGGCGACCTTCGCGCGCACCGGCGCCACCTCGCGCTCCGTGTGCGACTTCACCGCCACGATCATCTGGTCGGCGATCGGCCGAACGTCAAGCGGTGGCATATTCGAGGCCCTTCATGAAATGGTCGGCGAGTTCCTTCGCAGCCGCGGCCGCGTCCTCGCCGGCGTTCTCGTCGTTCGCGGCCGGAGGTGGGCCGGACATGCTCGGCGCCGGCGCATTCGGCGCGAACGGATCCTGCTGCGCGTCGCGCTTCGCGAGCGCGGCGAGCGAGAAGTTCTGCTGTTGCAGGTAGGGTGAATCGCCGCCAGGGACCGGCGGCAGATTGATGCGCGCGCGGCCCTCGTCCGGCGACATGATCCCGGCCTTGACGCCCTCAGCCATTGCCGAGATGAGCGTGCGGTTGTCCATCCGCAGCAGGCCATCGATGTCGAACTGCGCCCGCAGAACGCGGCCGTCGACGTTGTGGAGCTCGAGCCCCTGATCCAGCATCGACTCGTGCGCCTCGATCTGCTTTTGCAGGCATGAGTCGTAGTAGATTTGGTTCAGGACTTCTGCGCTCTGATAGGCAGGAGTCGGCCCGACGCCGACCTTGTAGGCCGGGACGTGGAACGCCGAGCAGATTTGGAAGGCGGTCATGTCCCACTGTTTCACCAGTTCCGCATCGACCGCGGACATGCCCATCGGTGAATAGGACAGCCCATTGCCAAGGACCGCCGTCCCACCAGCGTTCGCGCCGCCTTCGCCGTATGTGTCCTTCCACATCTGCCGGTACTGCTTGGCCTGCGCGTCCGTCAGCGGCGTCGGCGTCGTCAGCAGGCCGCCCGGCTGGCTGTTGTTCGCAAAGAACGACCGCGACTTCTCTTGAATCGTCAGCCCCTGCAGTGCCGGAAGGTTCGCGGCCCACAGTGGCGACAGGCCCACGAGAGGATGGAACAGGCAGTTCATCCGGTCGTGCATCATCTCCGACGCCGGGACGCGGATCACGCCTTCGTCGTCTGGAACGCCGGCCAGGTCGTCTGCCTTCAATTCGTAGAACACGTCGCCATTCGGCGCGATCAGCGGCGCGACGCGCTCCGGGTCGAGGACATACGCGGCGCGCACGCGCGTGCTGCCGTCGCGCTCGAGCAGGATGTAGGCGTTGCCGTGCGACTGCTTCGAAAGCTGCCAGTATTCGAGGAACTGCTGCAGTGTCTGGAATCCGTTCGGCTTGCGCAGGAACGTGCGGTATGCCGGGCTGTCGGTTTCCTGCCAAACGCCTTTCACCTTCTCGACCAGCATGACCGCTAGCTTGCTGATGTCGCCCGCGATCAGCGTCATGCAGGCGAAGACGGTCGTGTTCCGATCGGCGTCGCGCGCGGTGTAGTGGATGTCCTTCTGCCACCAGCCGTTGTCATAACCGCCGCGGTAGATCGTCATCCAGTTGCCGCTGTCGGCCGGCGACAGCGTCGATACCCGCTTCTGCTGCGGCACCAGAGCACCGCGCTGGCGGTTACGACGCTTCGCCATCGCCTGACTTCGTCACGAGCGTCGACGACACAGTCGGCGACGTGATCTGGCCGAACACCGGAGTCGCTGCCGTCGCGGCAACCATGTCGCGCCGGTTGTAGGCGCGTTTCGTCGCCTTCGGCGCGGGCGCCGCCGCCTGCGCGTCTTCGGCGTAGAGCGCACGACCGAGCAGAACCAGCGCCTTCGCCTCCATGTTCGTGACGCGCTTGCGCGTCCCGGCCTTGCCACCCTTCTTGGTCATCACGACTTCACGCATACAGCACCTCCTGATGTGAAAAGGCCCGGACCCCACCCCGAGTCCGGGCCTCCTCACCCTACGGTTACGAGTTCTCGGAACCCCACGCCGCGTCGCCGACGTAGGCGACCGCCGAGGAGCGACGCTTACCCCAGTTGATCGACCGCACGACCTTGATCGCGGTCGACTCTTCCTGGAACATCGACGTGAACGCCTGCGACGCGGCGGTCGGCGTGTCGGTCGCGCCGGTCGGCGCGCTCGACTGCTCGATCATCGTGTCCGTGCTGATGCTCACGTTCACGCCGCTGTCCGCGATCTTCCAGATCTCCGACGGCTGCAGCAGGATCACATCTCCGCTGCCGATGTTGTCGCCGACGTAGACCGGGAAGCCCATGAACTCCCCACCCGTCGCCATCACACCCGGGAATTCGCGAGCGCCGAGCGCGTTCTGCGACAGCATGAGCGCCACCGCCAGCGTCGGCGTCATGACCCACACGAAGCCCTGCGCATTCTTCGCGGTGATGAACGGCGCGAAAAGCGCCTTCACGTCGGTCTTGATCGACTCGATGTCGCCACCGTTCGAAACGACCGCCGAGACACCGTTCAGGATGCCGGCCGGCGAAACACCCGCCGACGCCGCGTCCGCGGAGAAGAACTTCGTGTCCACCGTCTGCGCGATCGCTGCCCGCAGGCCGTCGCCGGCGATGTTCAGCGCCGACGGCGACGAGTCACGGATGAGCTCGTTCGACAGCACCGTCAGGCCCGCCACCTTCAGCGGAGCCGTGGAGACCGACGACGCGCTGCCCTGCGACATCGGGATCGCCTTCGACTCGCCGACCCAGTAGCCGGTGTACGCGCCGTCCATGCCCTTGATCGCGGCATTGGCCGGCACGGTGCGCAGCGGCAACGAGTCGAACACCGTCTTGCCGTACAGGTATTCGATGAAGTCGCCCGTGAAGCGGTTGTCGACCGACACGAGCTCGGCCAGCGCCTCGCCCGAACCGGAGCCGGCACCGGGCACCTCGTTCGCCTTCATGACCGCGACGAGCGTCGGGTTCGTCTTGCCGTAACGCTGCTCGGCGATCTCGGACGGACGACGGAAGCCGCTGCCCTGCTTGATGTCCAGCGAGGAGGCCAGCTGGCACATGACCCGCTTCAGGCCGTTCTCGCCCTTGAACCGCTCGTCGACATCGTTGAACCGCTTCGCGAAGCCGTACGGCGCCTGACGCTGCTGCGTCACCGGACGAGCTTGGGTGGACATCTCGACCTGGCCTTCCTTCATGGCGAGGCGCGTCTCGTTGTCGGCGATCGACGCGCGGAGATCGTTGACCTCGGCGCGCGTCTCGTCGCTGATGCCGTCCTTCTCGACGACGGCGTCCAGTTCCTGCATGCGGGCCCGCTGCGACTTCAGTGTGTCGCGCAGGGCCGCCACTTGCTGCTGCATCGTTTCCATGGCGTTTCCTTTGGGAGTGAATGCCCCGGCGCGGGCGGTTGGGCGACCGTCGCCATCGCTGTC